CTATAACACAACTACTGGCTAGTAATGGCAGCGGTAAGAGTTCATTAGCAATTATTATACAAGAACTCCTATACAACAAAAATATAAAAGGTCTTAAGAAATCTGACATATTAAATAGGTATTCTAAGGCAAAAAATTGGGAAGGTAAAATACAACTAAGCGTAGATGGTACAGATTATGAAGTAATAAGTAAACGTTCCGGTGCTAGTACTCATGTAACTTTACTTAAAGACGGAAAAGATATTAGTGAGCACAAAGTATTAGATACCTATAAGAAAATAGCTGATATAATAGGTAGAGACTTTGAAACATTTAGCCAGCTAACATACCAGAGCAGTACAGACAGCTTAGAGTTTCTTAAGGCAACGGATACTAATCGCAAAAAGTTCTTAGTAAATCTATTTAACTTTTCTAGGTATTTAGAAATAGGCGATGAGCTTAAAGTAGTACAATCCGCAAAGGAAAAAGAATTAGCCTCTAAATCTGGCGAGTTAAAAACCGTAGTAGATTTCATTACTAAGAATGTAATACCAGATAAAGCAGTAGAGCAAAAGGTACCGGATATAGACACTAGCTTGTATAGTAAGATTGAAGAACTGAAAAACAAGCTAGCACAAGAGAAGAGCATCTGTGATAAGATAGACAAAAACAATCTTAATATTGAAGAACGGAACCGTCTAAAATTTAATCTATCTTTAGAAGAACCTGTATTAGTAGACAACTTACTAACTGATATAGAACTAGTAAAAGCTAGCATAACCAGATATGAAACAGCAATAAACAATGCAAATCGAGATTTAAAGTCGTTAGATACTTCCGATCACTGTTATGCTTGTAAGCAGGCCATTGACAACTCAAGATCCGTATCTCTAAGTGAAACCTTAAGAAATAATATAGTTGAATTAACAGTAAATGTTATAAGCAACAAAAAACGTTTAGCAGAGCTAACAACTGAGTTATCTGAATATTCAAAAGCTAAAACTGCATTTGAACAAAATCAACGAGCAATTGACAAGTTTACTCAACTATCCCAAGTAATAGATTCAGACCTGCCAAAAGAGTATCCAGATTACAAAGCAATCCAAAATCAATTAAAAGATTGCGAAAAAGAACTAGCTTGGCAAGAAAAAGAAAATTCAGATGTACGTAAGCACAACGATAGTGTTAAGATAAGAAACGCCAAAATAGATGGCCTAGTAGAGCAACTTAGAGATTTTAAAGCTCGACAAGAACTACTAAATGATGATATAATTAAACTTCAGGATGAGGTAGCAAACATAGCTATACTCAGAAAAGCCTTCTCTACTAGTGGTATAGTTGCATACAAACTAGAAAATGTTGCAAAACAGCTAGAAGATAATATCAATCATTATCTAGCGCTGCTGAGCGACGGACAGTTTCAAGTTATTTTCAGACTTACTGGAGATAAACTAAACGTTGTAGTAGTAAATAATGGTGAAGAAGTCAGTATTGACTCTTTATCTGGTGGCGAGTTCTCTAGAGTTCAAACCTCTGTACTGTTAGCAGTAAGAGGTACATTATCTAATATAGGCGGTAAGAGCATAAACTTGTTGTTCCTAGATGAAATAACAGGAGTTCTAGATGAGCCCGGAAAAGAAAGACTATTCGAAGTGCTGCAAGATGAGAAAGATTTAAATGTGTTTCTTATCTCTCATGACTATTCGCACCCACTTATACCACGGATTGAGATAGCTAAAACAAACAATATTAGCTCTATCAATAGCTGAGGCTATTGATAAAGATTTTTATGCGTAAAGGAGAAATTACATGCTAACTTTGGGAAAGAACCCCATTAAATTCCATTTGAAAAAGGAATTTAAAGAAGAACTACAGTCTAGACAAGTTGAATGGGGTTATGGTGGACTATCAGCATTCACATACTACAGAACATATGCTCGTAAAAAAGACAACGGAAAGCTAGAAACCTGGCAAGAATGTATCATACGAGTAATTGAAGGTATGTTCTCAATACTCAAGACACACTCTATTACGAGTGGACATAGCTGGGATGAAAAAAGAGGGCACAAACTAGCAGAAGAAGCTGCTGAACGCCTATTCCAATTCAAGTGGACACCTCCAGGTCGTGGCTTATGGATGATGGGAACACCTTTCGTCTATGAAAAGGGCGGAGCTGCTCTAAATAACTGTGGATTTGTATCCACTGAAAACATAGACGCCGAACTTAGCAAACCATTTGCGTTCTTAATGGACATGAGTATGGTTGGGGTTGGCGTAGGTTTTGATACAAAAGGTGCTGGAAAGATAGCGGCTGTTGAGCCTTCTGGATCACCAGAACTCATAGCAGTAGAAGATAGTCGTGAAGGTTGGGTAGAGCTAATAGCCTGTCTAATTGATAGCTATCTAGAAGAAGGAAGCGCACCAGTAGAGCCAGACACTAGTCTTGTGCGTGCGTATGGAGAGCCAATTGTTGGATTTGGGGGTGTGGCAAGCGGCCCAGAGCCTCTAGTTCAAGGTTTCTATGCTATACGCGATATTCTAAGTAATCGTGCTCGTAGTGCAAATCCATTACTAACCAGCGTAGACATTACTGACGTAATGAATATTATTGGTAAGATAGTAGTTGCAGGTAACGTTCGTCGTACTGCTGAGATTGCTTTCGGTGAGCCTGACGATGAAGAATTTGCTAACATGAAAAACTGGGAGCAGTTCGGAGTAGAAACTGGAAGTATTGCTCCTCCAGAACTAAAAGAACTTAGCGAAACCGACTACAACGAGTATAATAATAACTGGGATAGTCGAGCTAAGATCGCTAAAAAATATACTGAGTATACTTGGGCATATAAGTTTGGTGGTTGGCGTTGGGCTTCTAACAATTCAATTTTTGCAAAACTAGGTATGGACTATACTGAAGTAGCAAAGAAAGTTGCAACAAATGGAGAACCTGGATTTGCTTGGTTAGACAATATGCAGGCTTATGGCCGTATGAAAGACCCAGCCGATCATAAAGATCATCGTGTTCGTGGTGGTAATCCTTGTTTAGAACAGTCACTAGAACCGTATGAACTGTGCTGTCTCGTAGAGACATATCCAGGTAAGCACGCAGATTATTGGGATTTTCAACGCACACTAAAGTTTGCCTATCTGTATGCTAAAACAGTTACTCTTGTTCCTACTCACTGGAGAGAAACTAACGACGTTATCAAGCGTAATCGTCGTATCGGTACTAGCCAGAGCGGTATTCAAGAAGCTATTCTAAGATTTGGTCGTAGAAAGTATCTTGAAGAGTTTTGTGATCAAGCATACAACTATATTAACTATTTAGATAAGAAATATAGTGAATGGCTAGGAGTTCCGCTAAGTATCAAGAAAACAAGCGTAAAACCTAGTGGAACAGTATCTCTAGTAGTAGGTGCCCTACCAGGTATTCATTATGCAGAATCTGAAAGCTACTACAGACTTGTAAGAGTGTCTAACACAAGCCACTTACTACCTATTCTAGAAGAAGCTGGATACAAGATTGAACCCGCAGTTAGTGACCCTCTAAGAACTAGTGTTGTATACTTCCCTGTGCTGCACGATGTAGGCACCGTTAGTAAAAATGATGTTTCTATCTGGGAACAATTTACTAATGCAGTAGATCTACAACACTACTGGGCAGATAATCAAGTTTCTATTACTATTACGTTCAGTGAACGTGAGAAATCACAAATTGCTCGTGCTCTGAGCTGTTTTGATACTAGACTAAAGGGTGTAAGTCTGCTTCCAATATCTGATCACGGATATGCACAAGCTCCTTATACTCCTGCATCGAGAGAGGAAATTGAAACATACAAAAATACTCTTAAATCTCTTGACTTCTCTACTCTAACAGAAGAAGGTGAGAATGCAGATAGTAATAAGTTTTGCGACAGTTCAGGTTGTGCTATATGACCGAAGCAGTAGTATACTCTAAAAAACCATGTCCATATTGTGAGCAGGCTTTTGGCCTGCTCACAAGAAAAAATATCTCATATAGAGAATTAGATGTAACCAGGCCCGAAGTGCTAGATCAACTAAGAGAACTAGTGCCAGGGGCAAAGACGGTGCCACAGATATTTATAGACGGCACACATATAGGTGGATACACAGAATTAGTAGAACACCTTAAATAAGGAAAGAAAGATGAAAACTATTAGACACATACTTACACAGATTGCTAATCTTTTCGATGTAGAAAAAAGAGAACGAGAAGCAGACTACAGATACCTAGAACAATCTACAAGCCGTGCGGATTTAGAAAGACGCATGAGAGAGCTAGAATTTAAGGGGAGAATATAATGATAAAATCATTTATACAATCCCTGTTTTGGAATAGAGATAGCGTTCAACGCGATCTTGCTAGGTTTGCAGAAATCGAATATAAAAAAGAAAGTCCAGAGTACATAGTTAGTCTTATTAATTCTGGGCAAATATTTAGAAATTAATGATTGACTTTTCGTACCATCAAAGTTATCTTCTAATCATAGGAGATAATAATGACAAACGCAAGTAAGAATAAAGGAAGAGCGTTCGAATACGTAGTCCGAGACAAATTGACTGAGACTTTTAACTCTCAATTTGAGCGGGTTCCGTTATCGGGCGCTCTTACCTATTTAAAAGGCGATGTTTATCCGCCTTGGCTACCAGATTTCCCGTGGACCGTAGAAGCTAAGCACCATAAAGAAGTAGATTGGAATAATGTACTAACTGCAAAAACAAGCTTAATACTAGAGTTCTGGGATCAGACAACTAGAGAAGCACTAGTAATGAAAAAGAAGCCTTTACTAATATACAAGTGGGATAGGAGTAAGATTTATGCCTGCTGGTTTGATGATATGGTAAAGACTAGAAATTTTGTGCACATAAGGTCGGGTACAAGAGAATTTTATATGTCGCTATTAGATGATTGGTTGTTAGAAGCATCCCAAGTATATACCAAGCCTAATTAAAAATATAGTTGCTAAGAACAGAAAAATAAGATATATTATATTTATGTTAAAAATAAACTTTAAGGAAAAACAATGAGTGTAAGTTGGGACGACCTATCTGACCTGGTTCAGGCAAAAGAACAAGATAACAATGCTGATAACCTACTATTGATTGATGGAGTTAACCTAGCTTTTCGTTATCTACAGCGTAAAAACTATGATAACTTCAGTGAGGACTATATACGCACGGTCACAAGCCTAGGAAAAAGCTACGAGGCAAAAAGAATTATTTGTTGCTTTGATAGTGGCGCTAGTGCATATCGCAAATCAATATTTCCAGAATACAAAGATAACCGTAAGGTAGAACGTAGCGAAGAAGAGCAGGAACGTTTTACGGCTTTCTTCAATTGCTTAAACGATACTATTGATGCACTTCCGTGTGAGCATTTCAAATTCAAAGGTATTGAAGCAGACGACGTTATTGCATACTTTGTAAAAAATCTAAATGATAAATATACTCATACATGGGTAGTATCGAGCGACCGAGATCTCTATCAGCTACTACGTGAGAACGTAAGTATCTTTAATATGTATTCTAGAAAAGAGATTACCATTGATAGCCTGTTAGAGACTACGGGTATGACTCCTCGCGAATATGCCTTCTCAAGAATGATCGAAGGGGATACCGGAGATAACATTAAAGGTATTGACGGAATTGGCCCTAAGCGTGCAGCAGAGCTAGTAAAAGAGTACAAAACATTAGACAACCTACTTGCATCGTTACCCATCAAAGGTAAAGCTAAGTATATTCAAAATCTTAATGCAGGTGCAGACATCCTTACTAGAAATGAACGACTAATCAATCTACTGTCGTACACTACAGAAGCTATTATGAGTGTAGAAAAACGAGAAACAGTAATTGAACTACTAGAAAAGGCAATTTAATGTATAAACTATATGAAGATTATGCGGCAGTACAGCTAGTTGCATATACCCAACCAGACAAAGCGTTTGTAGAAAAAATACGACAAGAAGAACTTGGAGATATAAAATCAGTACAAGACTTTATTGCGTTCTGTGCGCGCGTATCTAATCCAGGAAATCAGTTTAATAGCCTAACAAGTGAAAAACTGATCAAGACGCTAATAAAATACCAGCATTGGAGCCCGCTAGAGATGGCTGATGCAGTGCTAGAGATTGATACTACTCGTGATATTGGAAGGCAAATAATCCGACATAAGAGCTTTACTCCACAAGAGTTTAGTCAGAGATATGAAGACGTTACTAAGAATTTTGATGGTCGAGGTATGCAATTCGTACTAAGACAAGCTAGACGACAAGATGAAAAGAACCGCCAGAACTCTATTGATGATATACCTGAAGACATTCAACGTCAATGGCTGGCTAAACAAAGCCAGATAATTCATGAAGTAGAGATGGCATACAAGTGGGCTATAGCTCAAGGTATTGCTAAAGAGTGTGCTAGAGTTATTCTACCAGAGGGTAATACAACTACTAGGCTATATTTTAAAGGATCTCTTCGCTCTTGGATTCACTACGTAGCACTAAGGTCTGGAAACGGCACTCAGTTAGAACATATTCTAATAGCTAAAGCTTGTGCAGAGGTTATTGCTAAGGTCTTCCCAATGATAGACGATTTTGTAGAAAGAGAGTAAATAAATGACAATAGAACCAAAAACAGTACCACAAAAAACAATAGCGGCAACTAGTGCCGCTGTTAAGAAAGAAATAAATCCTTTGAGACTTCGTGATACTACCGCAAACTATCTATGGACAGTAGTAGGTATGAGCGATTGTGAGTGGACACAGAAAGCAATGCAATTGCTTAAGGATCATGGCGAGCAAATTAAGTATATAGAACTAAACGGTGAATGGCAACGTAGAATTGTAGTAGAATACGGTACTCGCAGAGTGCCGGCAGTGTTTAGAGGTAATATGTACATAGGCTCTTATGACGTATTAGAGGATTACTATAAAGCATCCTTTATATCTGACAGTGAACGCTTCTAATAGAAAAGCCCCTGCTAGAGGGGCTTTTTTATTACTTTCTTTGAATAGGCTTCATTGGGTTAATTCCGCCAACTGGGTTTCTCATCGGAGCGTTAGTACCTATTTTTGCACCTTTAGCTCCTTGAGGGGCATTAACCATGCCATCATTTATAGAATTTCTTATGCCGTCTACGTTAGAGTTAGCATAGTCTAGGCCAACTCCATACATTGCCGGTGTTCCGCCTACTGGTAGTGTATCTTTGATAACTCTACCGCCAGTACCTCTACCAGAATTGTCTGATGCTGGGTATTGGATATCGCCGCCTCCAGTAGTCATTTCATAATATTCTGCAGGGTTTCCTGGAATAGTATGATCGCCACTAGCCATATTTTGTTTTTTAACCATATTATATCTCCTATATTATCTTTTTGGTTTGCCTTGAATAGGTACCATTCCGCCTGGAGCTGGGCTGTGACGGAATCTTACTGGACCACTTATTGCATTTACTTTTGGAAAGTCGCCACTCTCTTGATGATGTACCATAGTATGTAATAACTCTCTTGTAGGAGTTATAAATGTATGGTCATCATTTGCTAGAAACACTAACCCATCTATAACTCTGTGTTTTGAGTTAGGATGAAATACATAATCATCATTGCTAAGCGGAGTTGAGCTTCTTTCTACTGTTGTTTTTTGGTTGTTTGGTATTTGTTCTGACATTTATAAACTCCTCATGCTATAATTATACTACTAACCGTAATAATGTCAATTATTATTTTTAAGAAGTATTAGTTAGTGTCTAGATACAGTCCTTCATAGTAATTTATAGCAGCTTTTTGTTCTCTTATAACTCTTAATAGTTCTTGTGTATTATAAGCTAAATTTTCATAGCTCTTTACAGTTATAGCATACCACACTCTTTCACTATCTAATGATACTCGTGTTTTCTCAGTTATTACCTTAAACTCAATAGGTTTTAAAGATACTGGTGATGGCTTCGGTGCAGGCGCTACTGTTATAGTTGTTTTAACAGGTTCTAATGGTACTATTTCTGGACTAGAAGCACAGGCTGTTAAAAGTGATAATGCCAAAATACTAGTTATTAACTTCATTTTCTATTCCCTCAAAAAGTTTTTTAGTAGCTGAGTTAACTCGTCTTTCTACTAGTCCAGGCTTAGAAAAACTAAGTAATTCTAAGTTATTATCGTCTATAGCATTTAGAGCTTCGTTAGCTAGTTTTTGAGCTGCTCTAGACTCTTCGCTATATTTAGTTGTTAATTCGCTTTGTCTTTTCATTGCTGATTCTAGTTCCGACACCGCTAATTTATACTGCTCATTTTGTTGAGTTAGTTGTGCGTTCTGAGCTGTTAGACTCTGTATTTTATTTTGTGTATAATAAAAATACCCGACAGCCGCAGACACTATTAAACCTATTATTATTAATTTTAATTGCATTTTATATACCTATAGCTGATACTGAAACATTATAACCGGAAACAGCTAATCCATTATTAGATTGATATACGGCTACATTACATCCTATACTAGAAACATTAGATACTGATACTAGGTACCCACCAGTAGAACCATACATAGTAGCTGAAATCTTTGGAGATTCTATATAATTTTTAAAACTATAGTCGATAAAGACGCCAGAAGTACTAGACACTTGCTTTACTGTGCTGAATGCTTTTTCCTGAACGTCTACTTCATAAGTAAATTCTTCTAATACTACGTTTGATGTAGTAGGTTCTTTATTAAAATACTGTAACTTAATTTGAAAGTACCTAAAATCAATATCTCCAGAGATATAACGTTTAAGACCTAAATCTGCATTATCAGATGCTCCTACAAAAGTATTGGGATTAGTATTACCATGTCCAGGAAATCCGGGAACTCCATTAGCAGCAGCAGTATAGAATACATTATCTGTAGCATATTTTATATATACGTTTTGGATTATATCTCTAGTAGGCCCTATATACGTAATAGAACCTGCAGTATCTAAAAACTGAGCCAAGTCTACTAATTCATATGCATTACCGCTTATACACAGATTAGCAAAAGAATTACTACCAGTACTTCTACCATTAGCGTAGAATACCTCACCAAGTAATATAGAGTTAGCACTTATTACACTAGCAATAAAAGCAAACATATTAGCATTAGCCGTATCGTTGATAAACTGACCCGGATTTCTTATAGCAAACACATTACCTGATGCACCACCACTAGTAAGAGTCTGAGCGTATGTATTGTAACTAAATGTTGCTGCATTGGCGTTATTAAGTCCTATAATTGTTCCTAAGCCGCCAAATGCATTATCTACTAGTACAGAAGTATTTATACTTAAATTATCGCTTAGATGGAAATCAGATACACCTGCTTGTATTAATCTATACTCATCATTATAAGTTATTGAACTGGCGATAGATATTACTGGTTTTATCCTTATAGCACCTCTTATAACCTTACCTACATCTCTTATCTGAGTTGTATATTCCGCAAATGCCTGATTGGTACTATTTAGAGCTCCTGGAGTTGTTAAATCTAAAGAAAATCCTATAGATGAGCCATTTGCATTATCTACGTTAGTGCTGTCTGAGTACACAAATCCATTATAAGTACTATCAGAGAAACTAGGAAAGTCTAACTCAGGGTATGTATTGGAGTTAGGAAATACAACACCATCTTGAGTTGCAAAGTTTATAGAAGGATCAGATTCATTATATGCTTTATAGATTCTGGATATAGTTCTAATTAAAGTTATCGTAGACCCACTTATCTTGTCACTTTCATTATTGCTCGTATCTCTTACTCTAATCAGGTATGTGTAGTCCCCGTACTTAGCTATGGGGGTAGTGTAAGTAGTATTTGGAAATGGAATTCTATCTATAACTAAAGATATACCCCAAGTAGCATTTATAGTTTGTTGATCCGCTAGATTAATAGTTCCTGGATACTCTCGTATTTCTACTTCTTTAGTATCTAAATCTAGAATATACCCATCTGCAGTTTGTGCAAATTGCCAAGTATAAATAATAGAATCGCCTTGTTGAGTTACGTTAAAATCCGATAATCCAGCCGGATTTGTAAGTTTACCTAGCAAACTTTCTACTTTAGAAGTTGGAAAACCTTTAGTACTACCGTTTAGCGGTGTTACTATAACCTCTAAAGAATTATAACCAGAGACAGGACCTCTATTAATGTTGTTAATAGTATAACGTATTTCAGGTACATTTTGATCTTGATTTACTAAAACTCTAGTGTATTCTGGGACTGTGGATAAATCCGGAGATAATATTCTGTACAGTATTTCATAAGAAGTTATATCCCTACCTAAAATAGGAGGAAAATCTATTGTAGCACTTATAGACGCGCCTCCGGTAGTATCTATAAAAATTCTTTCAGTTATATTTACAGTAGATACTTTACTTAGCTTAATAGATTCTACTTGTAGTAATCCTTTTACTGTTGCACTAGTTCTATTATATCTATTTATAGTAGTAGCTTCTACTATGTAATTTTGTGGGGACAGTCCTGCTATACTACCATATTCATCTAGTTTGGCGGTAGTATATTTCACTTTATTCTTTTGGTACATATAGTATACGCCAGAATTGGCTAATGAATAAGTATATGGGTAAGAATCTTCATAATCTATAGTAAAAGAGTTAGAAGTCAAATTACCTACATATCCTTCTAAGTCTTGAGATATATTTATTATGTAATAGTTTAGCGGATCAGAGTATATAGGTTTATCTAAATATATCTTATAGAAGGCGTTAGAGGTTAAATTACTATTATACTTACTACTTCTTGTTTCATAACTAGTAGAAGCTACATAGTAATTATTATTAAAGGTTGAAAACGATATTAAATCATTACTCTCTATAGAAGGTACAGTATATATGTTCACTACTACTAATGCTTGAGTAGAGTTTAAAGTAGAAGGAAGCAGCACTCTTCTAGGATTGCTGCTAGACCAAATAAAATTAGTGCTAGGTATATCATCTATGTATACTTTTATATCTGTTGAATCTTTAGGAGTTATATTTAGTAACACCTCATAGGAAGTGGTATTAGTAACATTAGCATAATGCGGTATAGACTTATAAGAACCCGTAACATATAAACAGTTGGCAGAGAAGTTATTAGATAGTATAGGCTGGTTTATGAGTGCTTGAAAAGGAGTACTCAGTATTAAAGAACTAATGACTCCGCCAGATATAGGAGAGTTGACTACTGTAACTGTATTACTAGATATATTAAAAGAGACAACCTCTAAAGTAACATTAGCTTCTTTGCTATAATATCCAGAAGAACCTTGCTGACTGGCGGCGTCCGAATACTGAGCTATTGGAATTTTTATAAATACGTTACCTGTTCCTACATTACTTGCTACATTCAGTATGTGATCATTAAAATTATCATCTACTAATAAATATAAGTTATCTAATTGCATAACTATAAAATTAGCATTATCAGATAAAGATGTACAACGTACAGGTATAGAACCTATCTGAGTGATGAATCCATTTTTTCCAGCATATACGACTGATTCGTTATTGGATAAAAAAGCTGTATTTGAAGTATTTATAGTATAGTATGACATATCTTATCCCTGACTTATAACATCTATAACGTTAGTTATAGAGCCATAGTTTATAGCTGTGGTTACTGGAACATTATAATTTGCACTATCAGATGTAGCACTTATAGTAGCTTTGTAAGATACTATCCCTTCTCTACTTCTAGAAGGTATAGCTCTTAAATTAAGTACTGGTGGGGGAGGAGTTACATAGTTTAAATTAACAGAGGTTATGCTATCTGAAGTTAAAGCTGCATTATCAGATGAATATAATATTGATTGATCGTATTCTGTAGCTGTTATGCTTACTTTACCCCCATTTAATATACCTAATTGTTCTACTTTAAATAGTTTATCAGCAGTTTGATTAAATACATTATTAATATCTATCTCTCCTAGCGCCCATAAATCACCTCTTTTAGGTGTGTTATTTGCTGTAAAAGATGTATACGGTGTAAACACTTTAGTGAATGGGTTTAATTTTGCAATAACGTTTACGTTTATTATATCTGATCCTGTATATGAAAAGCCAGTACTACCTAAAGAATAACTAGTATTACTTATCAAGTAATAGTCTAACAAGTTATCAGACTGACTAAATACTTTCAAGGATAGCGGCTTAGTGTTAGAAGTAAATACTGAAGAAGTTACTGGAGGACTAGTATAATACTCTAAGCTTATACCTGAAGTAGATACTGTAGAGTTACTATATACAACACCGCCATATCCATATGATGTATTAGATATTTGTTGAGATACTGAAATAATGTCTCCTACTTCCAAATCGGATGCATCAGAAAAAGCTGTAAATTGTAACTTTCTTTTTAATAGGCTATTAGAATCTAATATATACTTTGCTAACCTTAAGGCTTGACTTTTCCTTGTACAACCTACTGCATCAATAGCTATTTTCTTTTCAAAATCTATCTGTGATGGGTCTTCTCTATCTAGAGTAACTGTTTCCTTTTTGAAATGGTCATTAAAGTTAATAAAAGATACATCTACTCCAGTAACTATATCTTCTTCCCTAATACCAGAAAGTTTAAATGATCCTTGCTCTATATTTGATTCATTGAACATAGCTACCGGCAGCGACTCTGGCCTGTCAATAACTAATCTTATCCTACCTGAAGAATAAGATATTACGCCTCTAAATGAACTAGCAATTCCAGAAAGTAGAGTGTATGCATCTGTGTTATCTGTAACACTCATACCAAATACAAAACGACGTTCTCTAATAGGGGTGTCTGTAGGTAGTCCTAATAGGGTCTCTACAGTACCAGTAAGATAATTATTAGGTTTAAATCTAAAACCGCCGTCAGCAAATCCTCCTACACCTACAAACTTGCCAGTAGAGGGATCTACTGCGTCGCAATACTGAGCTGCCGAGTAAAAATTATATTTGTCTATAGCAGAATTAGGTATGTTTAATATATCAGTTAGTATATGCTTAATAATCCATACAGGATTTTCTGTCCAGTCTTTTTTATATGTTCCATCCCAAGGGCCTACGTATACCTGTGGTCCAACCTCGCTCAATACAGTGCTTCCAGATCTTTGAAGTCTGTATCCTCTAGTAGCATAAGAGTCTGCTCCGCTTGAAGGAACTTCAATTTGCCTCCAATCTATCTGACCATTAGGTAAGATAGGTTGATTATAATTACTAGGTACATCTACTATCAAACCTTTAATTAACGAAGTAAAGGTCGGTATAGAATCTTTTCTAAAGTCTGTAGATTTTACTGCATAACCGGCTATGGCTGTTCTTGGATATGAAAAAGGACTTTTCCTAACTTCATCAAACCCTACTACTTCAATTTCACTGGAATAGCCATCCTCAGCTACATCATCACTTACTTTTAGGATAGAAACTCTATAGCCAGCAGAAGATTTTTTAGCATCTGGTATTTTAATCTCTAATTCAGTAGCCATACCGCCGACTACTAAACTAGTTATGATCATACCGCCACCAGTTAGATAATTATTAATATTAGATATCTCGTTAAAAGGATGTACTAATGCTGCAATACTTAGTTGACTAGATTGATCTCCATCAGCGCCTGTTGTCTTTAATTCGGTAACATTAAATTTAATTCTTATACTATCTATAGGATTTAACCCATCAGAAGGACTTGTAGGAAAAAATAAAACGGAAGTTTCAGTAGGTGCTGGTATTTCTGGGTTAGAAGACAAACCACTTTTTAATATTATAGGACTATTGAATCTTACACTATTAACTATCTCTCTACCAAAAGAAGGCATACTTGCTTGAGTTAAAGTACCTGTCTGATATGAGTAACCAAAAACTTCAGGTTTAACATTGTTTGTAGTAAAGTTTATTAAATCGTCTATATATCTGTCATCTATCTCTATGTCCTGTGGGCCGTTAGGATTTATTCTATATATAGGGCCCTCTCCTAGCGCTAGTTGAATAAATAATATATCAGAGCTTTTACTAGTATTAGGGTTGTTTGCTACAGAACCATCAAAACTAACAGATAATGTTGATCCCACACTCTCAACACTTCCACCTGCAATCAAGGGTATTTTAATATTATTTATTACTATATATTTTTTTATCATAAATAATCTACTACTCTTATATTATCTAATCCGCCACGCTGTATGTGCTTAACATATGTATTAATTACTGCGCCACTAGTTCTAACCATACCAAAATGTAAAGCTACTGGCAATCCAAATCCGGAAGTAGAAGCAATACTACCAAATCCAGTTGTAGGATCTTCT